CTTGAATAATTGTTTGATTTATTAATTTTTCCGGATCACCCTGAATTGTTTCGCATATCAATACATCATTCACACTATATTGAGCGTCTGAAGGTTTGAATAAGTATTTTTGAGGTTTTACTAAATCAACTTTTTCATTGTACAGAGTGCCGAATAATATTTTGAACGCCTCTTCTGTTCCTTTAGCGGTATAAAAATCCTTTGATTGTTTTAGAAAATTTGATGCACTCAAAGCACCGGTGAAAGATCTATTTTCAAATCCCGGTGATATTTGTGTTTTTATTTTTTTGAAAAATTTATGTAAGAATAGATTACTCAAATTCTTGACCTGTGCATCTACTCCATGTGTGCTTATACCTGTGGAGGAGAATGTAAGATACTCTGGAGAATTTGTTCTCTCACTGTTTTCTATACCACTAAAACCTCTTTGACATCCAGTAAATGAAGTTGAACCTATACCAGTATAAGTAATTATCTCATTGTCAATTTTTAATAAACCATACTTACTAGGCCAACCGTTTGTTGAATCAACATAGATTGTTTTATCAAACTTACGAATATATTGTGCAACTGATGTAATACCAGTTAGATTATCTTTTGTAAGAAAATCTACACTTTTGTAATCAGTAAGATTCTCTGCAATATCAACAGGACCACCTTGAAACTCTTGTGATATGTAATATTGTTTGAGAAATGTGCCAAGTAAAGGATTGTCAGAATCTATTGCTTCAGGTATCTGACTTTCAATTACTTCATTTATTTTGACTCTGGATAGTGAGGTTTCTATCATTAGTATCCGCTACTATAGTTGCTTGACGATGAACTTGTTGATGATGAAGATGATGTCATGGTAGAAGATGTATTTACAGGTGTAAATGTGATTGTATCACTTATCTGTGTACTATTTACTGAGTGAGAAGAACCGGTCATTTTAGTGCCATCTGGCATGGTATGAAACTCGCCATAATAAGCTTGACCATTTACATATCCAACCAATTTACCACCTCCTGCTGAACTTGTGACTATAGCACCCCTTACCTTATTACCATTGCTGTAACTAGATTGAACATCAAATCTTGTTCCGGATACGTTTGCTCCTGATGAGATCAAGTCTTGTCTCATTGTAAAATTACTTTTTTCAGTGCTAAGTTGTAAATATAATTCTTTTCTTCCTAAAACATCATTTGATAAAGGAACTGCTTGTATTTCTACAGTATTCTCTGGTAATAATGTAGAAGTGATGTTTACTGTGTTTATCAATATCTCACCCTTTTCATAATCTACTGTACCAAAATTTGTTGATACTATTTCGACATCTATATCGTCTGTGAGTTTGAATAAGAATAGATTACCTATATTTGATCCTTCAACCACTCTATCAGCGAGATAGACCGTTCCATCGACCCCTGAGACACTGAATCCTGTACTCTTGATATTGTAAGCATCTAATTCGTGATAAAATTGATTGTCAAAACATAATTCATATTGTGTAAACACATCTATCATTGCTTTTAGATTTCTTCTAATCAGCACGTTAGTAATATTGGATGTAATAGATTCATCAACTCCGTCGATAACCGATGTCATCTTAGAATACTTAAATCTACCACCAAATTTATTCAACTCTCCTGATCTACTATATTGTGAAACTGAGTCAATGACACTTGACTTCAGTGAATTAGAATCTCCAATAAAGTTTGTATTGTAGTAAACGTAAGAATCAAGTTCCACATATAAGAATTTGAGATCAACAAATGATGGCACAATACCTGCCACACTGTAACTCTTTAGAGACTCTAGTAATTCCTTTTTCGTAGATTCCGCTAAAAAATTACCGTTTCTTGGTTTTGCTGCAATAAAGACTCTTCCATATTGCGGTGGACTAAGATCTTCACCACCATAAGCACTCACCGATTCAATATTTGGATATATTGAGGGTAGTAATGCCTCATAATCTGTAGCAGTTACCGCACGGTTTTGTGCTGCAAATCTTCTAGGGGCGTAATTCCTGATGCTTTGCACACTTTCTATATCATCTCCATTCTCAGATGCGATCAAAGTTCGCATATATGCTCTTGTGCCACTCACACTTGCACCACTTTCATCCTTAATTGAACCCACAAAGATAAATGATGACGCACCATTACCTTCTGCACCATTTGTTTTGATGTATGTTGCTCTGATCACGTTACCAGATTGTAATTTCTTACCAAAGATACCATCCCCAAATATTAGTTCATATTTTTCATCACTGGTCTCTTGAATCAAGAATATATTAGATTCACCTGTAACCTTTACAATACTGTCAGACATTTTATATTCAGTCTGCACAGTGCTTGCTGCACTCTCCTTCACATACACTCGTAGAGTAGATGTATCAATACCATCATTAGGTAAAACGTATCTTTGATTTGGTTGTGATAAATTGACTGTCCATTGCTTCTCTAGAAATTGTCCTTGAAAAATATCTACTACACCTACTGCTTCTTCTGCGTTGACAGGTATTAATATTCTTTGTGGTAAAGCATATGTGTAAATTGTATTATTAACACCCGCATTTGCAAACACACCTGCTTCTATTGATATTGATGTTGTAGATTCTGAAAAACCTGTAATATTAAATTCTACTCTTGCTTTTGCAGCACGTTTAGATCTAGGAACGTATCCAATATTTCTTGCAAGTGATACTACGTTCTCTCTAAGTGTCGCTGAGTCTATAAATGACTCGTTTGCAACCATATTAGTGTTATATGCTGTAATGTAGGTATTATATGCTAACGTATTGATTAAGACAGACAGATTAGATCCCTCAAAGTCAAAATCTGTAAAATTAGAATTTTGTCTCAGATAATCCTTAATTGAAGTCTTGATGTCTTCAAAATTGAGATTTGTAAATTGATTGAGAGCCATTATAGTCTAGTCGGTTCTAGTATAAAGTTTATTGTTTGACTTGGTAAAGACAAACCAACGATATTGTAAGATATCTCTATATCCAAAGCATTCTCATCAGGTGTAGAATCAACTTTGACATCTGTCAAAGCAACCCTAGGTTCAAAGTTTGTTATAACAGTTTTAATCTCAGTAGTAATTGGATCAACGAAATCCGAGTTGGATAATTCAAATAAAGCACCTGTAATACGGGTTCCAATATCATTACTAAAAAATACTTCACCAATCTTTGTTCTAACAAGATTTTGCACTGAACGTTTGATTGCATCCTCATTTTTTAGAGGAAGCAAATCTCTTGTAACGGGGTGACGTTTGAAGGATAATGAAATATCCCGAAAACCTCTTGATATTTTGCTGAGAGGCACTTTTATACAATACTCGTGTATTTAGTGCTATTTAGACAGTTTCTACGAGTTATCTTTCATCCGATTGATGTATCTCTGAAAAATGGTGATAATACTGATCATCTATATCTGACATTACTTCTCTGTCCTTCCGTGTCTTCCAAAAATATTCCTCTTGATCACCTAGTCCCAGATTGTCATGCCCATTCTCAACCTGATAGTACTCTGTAGAGACTTTGAAGTCGGGTACTTTAGGTTCTGGGGGTGTTAGACTGTTATCATAGATTCTCATCCTGTTATTGGGGTACAGAGCGAACTGACCGTTGTTCAATGAAATCAGGTTGTGACTTTTATGTTCTGCAGGAGTCTCAGAAGTAGAACAGTCAATGCTATCTGCAGAGTCGTGGTAGTTGTCCAATGTGCATATGTATTCTCCTCTAATGCTTCCGTAATCACGAGTATTAATCTCGTAATCTGCACTTCCGATGATTGATTTTGTAATTGCTGTGACTCCATAATCCATACAGTTCCAAAATTGTAAATTAGGTAGGTTCATATCGGGATCTGGCGTCTTGGGAGAAGAGACAAAAGCAGAGATCGGTAATTTGTCAAATAATGCAGCATATTCATATAAATATGTTTCAAAGTAAAAAGCACGACCGGGCATAGACTTTGCAGACACCCATACACCTTTTACAAACTCACCATGCCCGTCTTTGTGGTCTCTCAGATATTCTTTTCTCACCCACACATGAATAGCAGGTAAATTGCAGATCAACGTTGACATATGTTTGATAATATAAAAATTGGTGACAAATTCTCTAAATTCCTAGAGAGAGTAGAGAGGAGGTGTATATCTGAC